TTTCAACACTCTTACAGAGTACGAAGGTGATGGGTGGACCATGGGCTATAGAGGCAAAGAAATGCCTTTTACTGTGGAAGAGTTTAACATGCTAGTACCTACCTCGCCTAAGACATACAGAGAACGCGAGCAGTTTGAGCTCAACGAAGCAAGAACTCTTGCTGGTATACCGCCCAAGGCTATATACAACAAAGGCAAAAAAGCCAAAGATATACAAAACTTATTAGCAAACGCAGGACGTTAATGCCCTACAAAAAAGTTATTGCAGTTGGTGACAGCTTTACTCGTGGTGACGAGCTAGCCAATTGTCCAGAACAGCTTCACGAATATTTGTATCCATTTCAGTATAGCCAATCTACATGGCCTGCATTAATAGCAAAATTACTGGACTGTGACTATGAATGTTATGCACTTGGAGGTATAGGAAATCAGTGGATAAGTTGGAAAATTGCAGATAAACTTGAAGAAGATACATTAGTTATAGTAAATTGGACCTGGTTTGAAAGATTTGATTACGTTGATACTAATATTGTTAAAGACGTTTGGACAACAACACATCCAAGACATGAGGATAAGTTGAACCATTATTTTTACCGTAATCTAGATAGTGATATTTGGAACTTACATAGAAACTTGCAACAAATGCACAGTACTATTTCTTTACTTAAACAAAATAATGTTGATTTCATTATGACTTGTTTAGATACTAACTATTGTGCTGATTTAAATAATTTTAGGCCACCAGGTTCTAATGTATCTACTCATTGGAAGACTGCAATAGATAATTTACAAGCACAAGTAACCTATTATATTGTAAATTTTTACGGATATACTTTTTTAGAATGGGCAAAGCACAAAAACTTTGAGCTCGGCCCAGGTGGACATCCACTGGAAAAAGCACATGCAGAGGCCGCAAAGTACATAAATATGGTTACAACAGAAGGAAAGAACTATGGACATTGATAAACTTAGAGAAGAGATTGCATATGACGAAGGCTCAGTTAATGAAATATACCTCGACCATCTCGGCCTGCCTACTTTCGGTATTGGTCATTTGGTTATTGATAGTGATCCAGAACATGGACAACCAGTTGGAACGCCTGTCTCAGAAGATAGATGCAATTCAGCCTTCGACAGTGACGTCCAAACCGTCCTCGCCGACTGCGAGCGATTATATCCTGACTTTGATGACCTCCCAGAAGAAGTCCAACTAATCATTGCTAACATGATGTTCAACATGGGTCGTCCAAGACTAAGCAAGTTTAAGGGTATGAAACGTGGAGTAGATGCCAAAGATTGGAACTCAGCCGCAGATGAAATGGTTGATTCAAATTGGTACAAACAAGTAACAAAACGTGCAGACAGACTGGTAGCACGTATGAGAGCAGTACAGATCGACGACTAATGGCTAGAATATACGCATTATTAATAATACTTGCAATACTCGGAGGTTGCGGATACGGAGTGTATCTTTATTACAAGGATACACAAGCACGTATAGCAACACTGCGAACTAATAATGCTAACTTAGAATCTAGTAATAAAAGTCTCGAAGCAAAGATCACTGCAATGAATGAGAGTGCAGTAAAGCAAGCAAAGTTATCTCAAGAACTCTCAGACAACTTAGAAAAAGCACGTCAAGCAAACACAGTAATCAAGGACCTGTTGGCAAAAACAGATCTAGTAAAAAACAGTTTAGCAGATCCACTGGCATCTGAACGGAGAATAAATGAAAAAATTGATAGTTTTTTCAAGTCTATTGAGTCTGCTACTGTTAAGTAGTTGCTCCTGGAAACCTGAAAAAGAAATTGTAACTCAAGTCGAAGTGTACAAGCCGACAATTCAAGTTGTGCCGAGACCAAAAGTACTATCTCTTAAAGATGCAAACATAGTTGTAATCACAGAAAAGAACTTGAATGAAGTTATACAACGTGTAAAAGACATGCAAGGAAGTTTTGTTGTGTACGCACTTGATCCAAAAAGTTTTGAAGCACTTGCAATAAACATGGAAGAGATAAAGTTATACATCGAAGAACAAAACAAAATTATACTTTACTATGAAAAGTCTGTCACAGAAGAGCTTGACAAAACACAAAAAAAATAGTATAATAAACTATGAATAATCCATATAGCACACTAGGTGTTGCAAAAGGTGCAACTGCTGATACTATCAAGCGAGCTTATAAAGAAAAAGCCAAAGAGCACCATCCTGACCGCGGCGGTGATGCAAACAAGTTTGCTGAAATCAGCAATGCATATGATATACTTAAAGACCCAAACAAACGTGCATACTTTGATCAAACAGGCTCTACTGATCAAAGGCAACAAGGATTCAATCAACAACAAGGATTCCATTTTAACGATATATTCTCGCAGATGTTTAGACAACAGCAACAACGTCAAGCAGAAGCACGCATTAATATGAGCATAAGTTTACGTGATAGTTTAGCAGGCGGAAAACGTATAATTGGTGTACAAACTCCGCAAGGAAGTACTGATGTAGAAATAGACATTCCACGTGGTATTGTGCATGGAGAAAGTGTACGTTATGCAAAAGCGGCTCCTGGAGGTATAGATCTAGTTGTAAATTTTAGAATAAAAGGTGATCCTAGATGGCAACGTAACGGCCTAGATATGCACACTGAGGAATCGGTTGATTTTTGGACACTCATACTTGGTGGCGATATAAAAGTTACTGATGTACTAGGTAAAAAATATGATGTGCGTATACCGCCCCGTACCACTCCTGGAACTACAGTAAGATTAGGATCCGCTGGAGTGTTTAGAGACAGACATAACCCTGGTGACATTTTTGTAAAAATTAAAGCCACCATGCCTCACAATATACCCGAAGAAGTAATTGCCACCATTAAGAAATACCAGCAATAAATACTAGAAAATAAGGAGAGATATGCCAAATAATCCTGAGATAGAAAGTATATTAGAACAAGCACAAAAGTTCGCAGTGAGTAAAAATCACGAATATATTACACTAGAACACTTAATGTTAGCATTAGTGAAGCACAAAAGATTTTGGCGATGTCTAGAACAGTTTGGGACTTCACCAGAAGCAATCGAACAAGATTTAATCTTATATCTTGATAGTCAAGCAGTGCTTGTTTCTGCAAAAGGCAAAGTCAAAGAACCACGAAAAACAAATGCACTTGAACGTGTGTTCAATAGAGCTCTCACACAGGTAATGTTTGGTGGAAGACGTACAATGAGTACAATTGACGTGTGGTTAGCCATCATGGCTGAAGCTAACAGCTATGCTAGTTATTTTATGCTAAAGCACGGAGTCAATAAACAAGAATTTGTTAAGCATTGGCAAGTAACTTATGAAATAAAAACTACTAACAGTATGCCAGTAGAACATGCAGATGAAATCCTAGACGAACATTGTATTAACATTAGCCAACTAGCAAAAGATGACCAACTAGAGCCTGTAATAGGCAGAGAGACAGAACTTGAAGAAATTGTTACTGTGTTAGCAAAACGTTTTAAAAGCAATGTACTAATGGTTGGCGATCCAGGTGTTGGTAAAACTGCTATTGCAGAAGGACTTGCTACACGTATCAAAGAAAATACTGTACCAAAATTTATACAAAACTTTGAAGTATGGGGATTAGAAATAGGCAGTTTGCTTGCAGGTTCAAAGTATAGAGGCGAGTTTGAAGAGAAACTTAAAGATGTAATAAGTGCATTAGAATCAAAAAAGAATTGTATACTGTTTATTGATGAAGCACATACTATGAAGGGTGCAGGTGCGACTGGCGGAAGCAGTTTAGACTTTGCTAACATGATAAAACCGGCAATCACAAAAGGCAACTTAAAAGTAATAGCAAGCACAACATGGGAGGAGTTCTACGAGAGCTTTGAAAAAGATCGTGCATTGATGAGACGCTTTTATAGAGTAAGTATTGATGAACCAGACAAAGATACAACTGTAAAAATATTACATGGACTGAAGCCTCGTTTGGAAAAGTTTCATAGTGTACAAATTGCAGACAATGCTATTGTAAAAGCCGTTGATATGGCTACTAGATATATGAGTGATAAGAAAAATCCAGACAAAAGCATTGATCTAATTGATGCAGCCTGTGCAGTAGAACGTATCAAAGACAAAGCAGGATTGGTTGTTGATGAAGATCTTGTTGATACGCAGGTTGCTCGTATTGCTAACATTCCCGAAAGCAAAGTTACTAGCAATGTAAGTGACAAAGTCAAAGACCTTGATACAAACATCAAAGACAAGTTGTTTGGTCAAGATGAAGTTGTGAATCAAGTCCTTGAAAGACTTTATGTCAACTATGCTGGTATCAGCACACCAAATCGTCCAATGGGTGCTTTTTTATTTTTAGGTCCTACAGGCACTGGTAAAACCGAATTTGCAAAACTACTAAGCAACAATCTTGATATGCATATGTTACGCTATGACATGAGCGAATATCAAGACAAACATACTGTTAGCAGTTTACTTGGTGCTCCTCCTGGGTTTGTTGGATACGATGATAGCAATCTTGGTGGCGGTAAACTTATATCAGATATATCAAAAAATCCATATAGTGTGTTATTATTTGACGAAGTGGAAAAAGCTCATCCAGATGTAAGCAATATATTTTTACAGATGATGGATGAAGGCACTGTTACTGGTTCAAATGGTAAAACAGTTGATGTAAAAAATTGCGTTATTATTTTAACATCAAATTTAGGTGCTAGAGATAACGAAAACAACACTATCGGTTTTGGACAAGAACTTACAAAAACAGGTAGTGAAGATAAAGCAGTCAAAGATTTTTTCAAACCAGAACTACGTAACAGGCTTGACTTAACTGTAAAATTCAAAGCACTTGAGCCAATAGCAATTAAAAAAATTGTTGCTAAGTTTATAAATGAACTACGTACGAGTTTACAAAATAAGAATATTAACATTATTGTTACTGAACCATTGGTTGATCATTTAGTCGAAGTAGGTTATGATCCAAAGATGGGTGCAAGACCACTGGGACGTAAGATTGATGAACTTATTAAGGTTCCATTGAGTAAGAAGATACTGTTTGAAAAGTTAGAGAACTGCCATCTAACTTGCGACTTGTTTATCAAAGGCAAGAAACGCAGAGTAAGTTTTACATCAAAGCCAAAAACTGCTGTAAGTGGCGGAGAAGTAGACGAAAACGGTTTAGTTATAGTAAACGAGACAACACTAGAAAGCGATAAATAACAGCATGGCAAAGATAAACACAACATCAATTACAATAACACTTAGCGAACTAGTACGTGACGATGCTCCTGCAAGAGACATACTTACTGCTGACACAATTTCACAGTTAGAAGCAGTAATTACGCAACTAGCGACTGAAGGCGGAAGTGCAAACGTTCTTGTTGAACTAACAAAAGCAGAGTAAAATGAAGTCAAGCAGTCTTGTATTAATCGCAGAAACAGCCTATGCAGCTGGTACTGTTACCATTACTGGTACTAGACAAAAAGGTGTAGGCTATTATAATGGACAAGGCAATGGGCAAAACATACGTTTTATCGCCAATGACTTTCCTGGTGTGGTTACAATACAAGCAAGTTTAGATACTGATCCAAAAACTGCTGATAGTTATCCTGCAGAATATCCAACTGGACTTATTGAAGCTGATTGGTTCGACGTGTACGCATTCCCTGGAGACAGTGCAATCGATGGATCAAGTGCAATCTCAACAGATTACAGTATATATTTGCCTGGTAAGTACACATGGGTACGTGCTATTGTAACACAATTTACAAGTGGTGTAATCGGCCCAATAACAATGAGCTATTAGGAAGAAGTAATGTTAAAGAAATTAGTCATCATACCTGGAGGATTTCATCCTTTTCATGCAGGACACAAAGCATTGTATGATGCAGCCGTTGCACAGTTTCCTCGAGCAGATGTATTCATTGCCGCAACTGATGACAAAAGCAACAGACCATTTCCTTTCAAATTAAAGAAATCACTTGCTGGTATAGCAGGTATTCCTGCACATAGATTTGTGCAAGTTAAATCGCCGTTTCAACCACGAGAGATCACAGACTTATATGATCCTGAAACAACACAACTTATTTTTGTTCGTAGTGATAAGGATAGTGGCGTGTCACCTATGCCTGGTGGATTTAAAAAAGATGGCAGTGCAAGTTACTTACAACCATTAAAAAGACAAAAGCCAGAAAACATGAAACAACATGGTTTTATGACTTATCTACCAACTGTACAGTTTGGTCCTGGTATGACCAGTGCTACAGAGATACGTGGCAAGTGGCCTGGCATGTCACCGGAAGAAAAAGAAGATCTAATTGTTAATCTGTATCCGATGAATTCAAAGCCAATGATCAACAAAGCAGTTGAAATATTTGATACTGTGCTTGCAGAAGAAAAAGAACAAATTACAATGCCAATGGGTAGTATAAAGAAAACTGTAGAAGATATAAGAATGAACAGTCGTGGTAAACTCGAACGTGATACGCCTTACGGTGATTTATCAAGTGAACTAGAAGATGGCGATGATGATTTAGAAGCAAGATATAACAAAGCAATGTCCGACGCTAAAGTAAAAGAAACACGTATCATCAACAAGGGAGATGAAGTTGCAATATTACCAGCAGGTGGTATGGGTTCACACAGTGAAGCAAGTTTAAAAAGCAATCTTGGTGACAAACTGCGTACACTTGCAGACATGCTAGACGATGAAAACTATGACAACTTAGAGTATGTGATTTACAAATCAGGTGCTATGGAGTCACTGGTTGGTGCACTTAGACAGTACCAAAGTTTTAAAAACAAACGTGGGGCTCGTCCAATTAAAAAAGATGTTGAGATTGATATAAGCAACGAATCAGGATTTTCAAAAGAGTTACCAACCATTGACCAAGAGATGGACAGTTACTTCAACAGTAGAAAGACAAAGACAGAAGATTACTTGCCAGAAGATGAAACACTACAAGAGTATGTGTTCCAAAGTCGTCCACTTAGAGTACTAGACAACATAGCAAGTCGCAATGATGTACAAAAGTTTCCAATCAAATTTGACGATGGGACAACTGTAGAAGTTTCACCAAAGATGGCAAAAAAGTTTATGGACATCTACACTACAAAAGATACGGACACGCAGAAAATTATTGATAAAAAAATAAGTCGTAAAGAAGTGTTTGTAAAAACATTCAATGATCTCATGCAAGGTAAACGTACAACAGGCGTTACCGTTGGCGACATACGATAAATCTACACCACCACTACTAAATCATTAAATACGTATATAATTAACACGTGAGGAACCTATGGTTGATCCAATAAAAACTACTGGCGAAATAGTTGAAAATAATGCACAAGGTGATCCGGCACAAGATCCAAACAAGATACAAGTTAACATTGATGAACTTAAGAAAACCAAAGTGCATATTTGCATGCCTTGTTATGGTGGTATGTTAACTGAATCAACATTTATGAGTTTTGTACGTTGGGGTAATACTGCACGACAACTTGGTATTGATTTTACTGTCGAAACACTTACAAACGAAAGTTTAATATCACGTGCAAGAAACACTATGGTTGCAAAGTTTTTAGCCAACAAGGAATC